ACTCCTCGTACGGCGCCTGCACATAGGTGTGGTCGCTGAACGGGAGGAAGGAGACACCACTGATCTCGTCCAGGTGCGCCCACACCCACTCGCCGACCTCGGCCCACTCGTGCTCGCGCACAGAGATCGTCACCGACGGCTTGTGCTCACACCAGGAGCGCTGATACGTCAGCCAGAACTCCAGGTGCTCGATGGCGGAGACGTCCTCACGCACCAGAGCAGAATCCCCGGCACGCTGCGCGAAGGTGAACACCCACGCGGCCTCGTTGTAGGAGTCGGTCTCGTGCGGGATCCCTGCGTCGATCATCACGAACGCGATGGGGTCCTTCTTGTCCACCCGCACGCGCCGGAAGTAGTACCGGGCGTGCTTGGTATGAAGTCCGCTCTCGCAGTCGACCAACTGGCTGACGGTCCCGGACGGCTTGACGCACGTCGTCGCGGCGCTGGACCGGATTCCGATGCGTGCGGCCTCGGCCTCGTTGGCCGCGTTGACTTCCTCACGCAGGCCAGCCACAAGCACATCGGTGGCCTTCATGTTGATCGTGCCGTTGGTCCACTGGTTGCCGTAGACCCCGGTGAGGGAGACACCCAGCAGCCGCTCCTCCTCCGCGTTCTTCCGCCACTCCTCGCGCAGGTAGGGGTAGTCCGTCAGCGTGGACTGCCAGGTCCCCAGGACGGCAGCGAGACGCACCTTACGGGTCAGGTCCTCGGGGGTGTCGGTCGGCCGGACGACGACCTCGGACAAGTTACAGAACGAGAAGGGACGCAAAATGATCTCGCTGCACGGGTTGGTCCCGTAGTCGGTGTCCTCCTCCCGGCGCCCGAACTTCGCGGCCTGACGCTGGGCTGCACCACGGTGGAAAATGCCACGCTCACCCGAGCCGGACGCGACGATCGAGTCCCACTCCTGGTTGAAGTCCTCGTAGCGCATGCCGTCGTAGTAGACCGCGCTGTTGTTGGCCAGGGCGCGGTACGGGTGATCGACCCACCACTCCCCGGCCTTCGCCTGCGCCATCTCCTGGTCGTCCAGGTCGGAGAGGGAGATCATCGCGCTGCGCCGCACGCCGCCGACCACGACGACGCTGGCTATCTTGCAGGCCAGGTCGTGGACCTCGATCGGACGGAACTGGCGGCCCTTGGCGCCCTCGAACAGGCTGACCGTGAACTTGAAGAGGTCGTCGAGCGGACCCGGGCCGGAGGCTCGCCCTCCGAAGGTATGAAGCCGAGCGCCAGCCGGACGGATCTGGGACAGGTCCCAGTCCACACGCTCACCGTTCCACAGGGAGGTGAGCAGGGCGCGGAAGGCCAGGCCCCAACCCTCCTTGGAGTCCTCGACGGGGATGTAGACGGCATCGTTGTACTCGATCACGTCCGGCACGGCAGGCAGTTGGTCGGTGTAGCGGCGCTCGACCGAGTAACCGACCCCGGTGCCGTTCATGAGGATGTAGAGGAGTTCGTCCAGGGCGCGCGGATCCTGCAACGGCAGGTAACTGCAATTGAACCCGGCGATGTTCGAGCGGTCCAGGGCGGCACCGGCAGTCATCACCGCGCGCATGGACGGCATGACCTCATGGGTGAGCACCGCCTGGCGGACGGCCTCGACGACCTCCGGATCGGGGGTGTAGTCGTGCTTGTTCTTCAACTGGCCGAGCATGAAGCCGACGTAGCGATCCACGGTCTCGGTCCAGGTCTCGCGGCGATTCGCGTCCTCCAGCCAGCGGCTGTATCGGCTCTTCGCGATGAAGGAGCGGTAAGGGTCGGCGATGTCGCCGGAAGGGGTGAGCAGGGAGGTCACCAGGAAGTCCATTCGCTTGCGTTCGGTAAGGGGGGTCAGACGGTGCCGTCAGCCCGGATGATCGTGCTCGGCTTGTAGTTGCTCCGGCCGCCCGCTCCCCCGCTGGCCGTCTGCTTGGACGGGGTCGCGGGGCCGTCGCTGGTGCTGCCGGACGGCAGTCCTGCGGTGGTCTGTGTGAAGCGGGGGTTATAGCCGCACGTGTAGCACTGGGGCATTGCGTTGGGGTGGCCGACGGGCTTGAAGTACTCGCCGCCCTGGCAGTCGGGGCAGTGGGTGTCCTGCTTGGTGACCATCGCCCTGGCCGGGGCCTTGCCCTGGGGCTGCTCTGGCACTGTCTGCGGAGCCGGTGCCGGGGTGGGGTAGGGCTGCTGTCCCGAGGCCCACCACGGGCCGCTGGACTGCTGCTGCGGGGCCGGGGCCGGGGCGGCCGGGCGTGCAGCCGCCCCTCCCAACTTGTTAGCCCAGAAGTTACTCACCGAATTGCACTCCGTCCGCGTACGTGATGATTCCCATGTCGAGCAGGTTGGCGAGGACTGCCACCATTCCGGCACGCAGTACAGAGGAATGATGCCGCTGGAGAGCGACGGCCGTTTCCTCGTCCGCTGAAATGCCAGAGTTAACCAGCATAGCCGAGGCAGTAATGCCGGAAACTAGTGGACCGAGGAGGTCCAGCATTTCCTTGAGGGGAAGGACCTGCGCAAGCCTTTCGTGGCTGGCCCGGTGCTCCATCTCGCTGACGTCCGGACTGTCCGGAGTCAGTTTCATGAGCGGGATCATCTTCGCAACGTCGGAGCACGGGATGATGTCCCAGAGCAGACGCTTTGTGAGCATCTGCGGCGTGAAGAGATCGATCTGCGGCTCTTCTTCCTCGAACTCGTCGTGGTCCTCGAAGTCCTCGAAGTCCTTGTTCTTGCGGTTGAAGATTCCCATTACTTGGCCTCACTCCAGCGGTCAACGATTTTCACGTCCGACGACAGCGGCACCTTGAGCAGTTTCTGAATGTCCTCGCCGAGCATGGCTTCCCGAACCAGGTCGGCGGCCTCCTCGGCGCGGTCCTCCGGAGCGAGGACGACGAGTTCGTCGTGCACCGAAAGGATCAGTCGGATTTCGTCCGGCAGGGAGTTGTTCAGCCGGATCATCGCCAACTTGATCAGGTCGGCTGCGCTTCCCTGGATCAGGCTGTTGACTGCCTGGCGCTCGGCGCCCATTCGCAGGCCGTTGTTCTGCGAGAGCATGAGCGGCAGGCGACGCTTGCGGCCGAGCAGCGTGCGGATGTACGGAGGTCGCCGCGACCGGCAGACCTGGATGACCCTTTCCTTGAAGGCGTAGATCTCCGGGAACAACTTCTGGTGCATCTCCATGAAGCGCTTGGCTTCCTTGACGGAGATCTTCGCCATGCTGGCGACCTTGTCCGGGCCAGCGCCGTAGACCACGGCAAAGTTGATTCCCTTTGCGACCTGCCGGAAGTCGATACACGTCCGGTCGCCGCTCTTTACCCGCGCCATGAATTCCTGCGGGTCCACGCCCATAAGCGCGGCAGCGGTGGCCGAGTGAGGGTCGACGCCGTTGTGGAATCCCTTGTAGAGGTCGCCTCGACCGATGAAGTGCGCGAGCACCACGAGTTCGATCTGTCCGTAGTCCGCGACGACCAGTTTGTATCCGGCCGGTGCGACGAACAGGCCACGGATTCGCTTACCGAGATCCGTGTCCGGGCGCGGGATGTTCTGGAGGTTGGGTTCCCGGCAGGAGAATCGTCCGGTCACCGTTCCGTACTGGACGAAGTCGGCGTGGATCCTGCCGCCGAAGATGCGGCACGGCTTCTTCGGGTCGCCCTCGATACCGAGGTAGGAAAGCGGGTAGTCGAGCAGCTTGCTGACTTCCGCGTACTCCAGCAGTTTCTTGACGACCGCGTTGTTCTCGTGCTTCTCCAGGCTGTCGGCGTCGGTGGAGTAGTCCTTCCACTCCAGCTCCTGCCCGGACTCGCGCTTCTTCTTGCCGCCGTCGGTCGGCTTGGTGGGGCGCAGGCCCTGGCCGCCGTCCTTCTTGGGGGCGTACAGGACTGCGGCCTTCTGGGCCGGGGCGTTGAGGTTGAACTGCTGCCCGGCCGCGCGGTAGATGTCGGCCTCGATCTCGACCAGGCGGGCGCTCATGTCGCGCACCAGCTCCTGCATGGCCATCTGGTCGACAGGTGCTCCGGTGATGCCCATGTCGAGCAGCACGCCGAGGACGTCCTCTTCCAGGCGCCGGATGTTGATCAGGCCCTGGTCGTGGATGCGCTTCTGGAACTTTTTCCAGAGGAGCCAGGTGTACTTGGCGTCCATGTACGCGTAGTGCGCGACCTTGCCGAAGGGGTGGGCCTCGACGCACTTGCCGACGTTCTCGGTGTCGTAGTCGACCTTGTAGTACTTCTTGACGAGTTCCTTGAGGCCCTTCTGCTTGAGGTTTTCGTCGAGCAGCCACTGGAGGACGATCGTGTCGCTGTACTGCGGGGGTGCGATCTCGCCCCAGTACTTCGCCGTGGAGATCAGGTCGAAGGTCGCGTTGTGCGCGATCTTGATCTTGTCCTCGTCGAAGAACAGCGGCTTGAGGATGGAGAACACCTCGCTCGGGAGCATCTGCTCCGGCGGGGCGTCGTAGACAGCCGGGATGGCGTCGAACTTCCCGGTGATCTTGTTCTTCTTCTTCGTGGCCTTGCTCAGCAGGACGTCGCCGTTGGGGTGGCCGAAGGGGATGGCCACGGCCATGCCGTCGGTGGCAAGGCTCATCCAGTTGGCGACGTTCTGCGTCGGGACGTTCCGGTTGGGGCCGAAGGTCTCGATGTCGAAGGAGAAGGCCGGGCGCTCCATGAAGCGCTCGACCACGGTATGAAGTCGGTCAGGGGTCAGGATGACGCTGTTGCGGATGGGCACGGGCGCTACCTCCTGGTGGTGTGGTGGGAAGCTGAAGGGGAGGCCCCGGCAGCCAGGTGCCAGAACCTCCCCCGGGAGGTTGATCAGTCGTTCAGGATCTCGCGGGCGATCTGCTTGAGTTCATTGCGCGTGTTCACGTGCAGGACGTCCTCGTCGTAGGCCTTGGAGTCGAACTCCTCCAGGTCCTCCTCGGTCAGCGGGTCGATGTCCCAGTCGTCGAGGAGGTCCCGCTCCTTGACCGGGGTGATGTAGTACGTGGTCTTGTTGTTCTTGCTCTGCTTGGAGACGCTGAAGTACAGGTCGTCCCGGTTGATCGGGGCGGTCTTCTTGTCCTTGGAGTAGTTCTTGAGGATGTCGGCGACCATCGGGCCGAACTGCCACACCTTGATGACCGGGTCCTCGGGGTCGGTGAAGTCGACGACGTTGAACGCGATCTGCTGGGACGGCTTGTCACCCGCGTCATCGCAGAGCGGGCACCGGCTCTCCAGGCACGTCCAGGACCGCTTGCCCTTGCGCTCGATCCAGTGCTGGAGGAAGACCAGGAACGGCTCCTCGTCCAGGATCTTCACGACCACGGCCTCGTTGGTGACCTTGAAGTTCTCCGGGAAGCCGGACGTGGCGGACTTGGTCTTCTCGTAGGAGCCCCAGCCCTTGCCACCGACCTTCGGCGCAGGCTCGTTGTCCTCGTCGTCGTCCTCCTCGGAGGCGCGGCGGGACCGGCGGGAGGCGGGGGCCTCCTCGGTATGAAGCGACTCGCGGCGCGAGCGGCGGGAGCCACGGGCCGGGCGCTCGGTCTCCTCCTCGGCGTAGCCGTGCTCCTCCTGCTCGTCGTCGGCGGGGGTGTAGGCCTCGGTCGCGGCAGCGGTACGGCGGCGGGTCAGAGTGCGGGGCATCAGTTGTTCTCCTGCTGGTAGAGATGAATGAACGACTTGTCCTCGGCGGTGTTCAGCCGGGCCTCTTCGATGTCAGCGGCCAGCGCGTCGTGGATGTAGTCGACGGCGATCTTGTCGAGGTCCTTGAGGGTGCGTGCCTTGGGGAAGTTGTCGGAGTCGATCTCCACGGAGGCGGAGAACTCGACCCACTCGAAGTTGCCCATGGACACGTGGTGGCTGGCGCTGCGGGTGATCTTCACTGCTCGGCCAGCCTCTTGAAGAGGTCGATGACGCGGGCGGTGAACTGGGTGCCCTTGATGGGCTTCTGGTGCGAGACCAGAACGCCCTCCTCGTGCGCGATGCGGACGATGCCCTCGACCTGCTCGCGGGTGTAGAGGCGGCGACGGCCACGCGGGTCGTCGTCCTTGCCCGGGGACTGGAAGGTCGACTTGGGGATGACCCCCTCCCTCTCCCACTTGCGGATGGTCACCGGCTGACGGCTCAGTGCCTTGGCGAGTTGGCCGAGGGTGAAGAACTCAGTCTCCACGCCGCCCACCGTGTACTTCCGGGGCTTGTGGTCCCAGTCGGCCGCCGACGTGGCGGCCTTGGTATGAAGCCCGTTGCGGTTGTGGTGTCTGACGATCGGCTTGGTGGACCCGGGGTAGAAGGCCTCCCCGATCTCCGCGAAGTCCTGCTCGATGCTGGCAAGGGTGCTCATGTGGTGGTGCTCCGATCAGCCGGTGAGCGGCTTGAAGGCGTAGGAGATCTTCTCGGTGAACAGGGCGTCCAGTTCCTCGTCGGAGATCACGCCCTCCTGGTTGAGGACGTACAACTCGTCCTGGTCCAGGACGGTCGTGGTGACCTCCTTGAAGACGCGGTCTCGGATGCCCTTGGCGTTGACCAGGGTGTCGACGGCGTCCTCGTCCAGGCCGATCGAGGCGCGCCTCTCGCGCTTGATCTCGGTGAAGGTCTGACCGTTGACCTCCATGGGGACCGGGAGACGCCAGAACTTCGAGCCCTTCTCGTCGACCTCGCCGTTCTCGTCCACGTAGGCGCTGATCTCGTCGCGCAGGTGGTTCTTGCGGGTGACGACCTGGGTCTCCTGG